AATAACAAATTCACAATTTGGTGTTGATGTTGAAGTTGTTGTTGGTGTAGGTGTTAGCGTCACAACATTTGTATCAATTACAAATTCACAATTTGGTGTTGTTGTTACTGTTGGTGTACTAGTTGGCGTCTCTGTTACAGTAGGCGTACCAGTGTTTGTTGATGTATTTGTTGGTGTAGGTGTAGATGTTGGACTTGGGGTTACTATTGGATATGTGCTACCACAAGGTACGGCCGGGGTTATAACACCACATTCAGTTGTATAATTTCTTACAGGATCTTCAATTTCAGTTTTACAACATTGATTATCAATATAATATTGACTTAAGCTCATATTAAGTCTATTAAACTTAGTATATGAGTGTTGTATTAATACTTGTGTTCCATCATTACCATTAAACAATATTAGGTTTTGAGGTTGTGTTCCTGTTATATTAATGTTATAATAAAGATTATTTTCACAGTAATTTAAATTAACTGAAATAACCTCTAATAATTCACCTTTTTCTGTAATTAAAAAATCACCAGTATCATAATAATCTGATGGATAATAACAACAAGGCTCCTCCGGTGTTTCTGGTTTTAATTGCAAAAACTCTGGAGATCTAGAATCAAAAAAGTAACCATCTCGTTTAGATACCCTATATGTTGCTTCATCAACCTCTTTATTTGTGTAAACACGTAGTTTTGTTGTTGGTAAAACTTCAATAACAACCTGTTGACCGTTTGAGGTCATACCTATTATTTCACTTTTCTTTACAGATCCTAAACAATCAATATCGCTAATTGTATGCGTTGAATAATCATATGAAAAAGAATAATCATTGTTTTCACTAGCATATTCAAACATGCTTGATGAAAGTGTGGTGCATGATAAGTATGTTGCACCTAATATGACATTTCCATTAACTAAATCTTTAACATCTTTCTTAACAAGAGTTCCAGCAGCTAAATAACTAGTAATATTTGCTGGTGTTGTAGATGAATTAATTGTAGCACCACTAACAACAATAACTTTAGTATTGTGTTTTAAACCATAATTGTATGTGTTTCTATATTGTACTTTTGGTACTAATGTATAGCCAGTGTTAACAACTAACGGTAAATCAGGCACTTCAGATGGGTATTCTACATATCTTAATGCTAGTCCTTCTATTTTTACTTTTTTATCACAGTTTGCTGCATCAGTAAAAATTAAATCAATAACCTCATCTTCTCTTACATTACTAAGTTTGAACTTACAATTTTCTCCAACAATTTGGAAGAAACTTGTATCTGTATAAGTTGGGTGGTATCCTGTACTGATGTTATTTCCTGGTGTACAATTTCTTTGAACATATACACCCCATCCACTATCGTTACCAGATTGAACAGTAACACCTGTTAAGCTAACAATAACATCTGTTGCAACTTTACAAGTTGGATAACCAGAATAAACATCACAAGACGCATCAAATGATAAATCTAAATGACATTTTGGCTCAGTATATTTGTAATCAACATCAAAATAAAAATCTAAATTATCTTTTACTAAACATTCTCCAGAAGAGTTTGTGTGTGCAATAAATTTAACTTTTTCAACACCATTATTATCTGTGAAAAATTCATAAGATATTAATTGTGTTTTTCCTGACAATATAGCATTTCCAGGAACATATGAAGGGGTATTGAATGCACTATATTGTGTTTCTGTTTGATTAATTTGTTCAACAAGAGATGCTATGGCGTTTTTCCAAGCGGCTTTTATTGTTGTTAAATTTAAATTAATCCAATTTTTATATTCACAAATAAGTGGTATTTTAGATGTTGAGGAAGTTAGTACACTACAACTTTCCACAGCAGTAAAACCAGTACCAAATAAGGTACTGCCGGTTAAAACTACTTGTGTCGTTCCACTATAATCAGTACCGTCAATATCAATATGTAAAGTAAATGTTACACCACTAAATTCAATTAAACCTCTTAGATTATCTGGATCTCCAATTATTGTTTCAAGATCTTCTTCAATTACTGTTTCAAATTCTGGATATAAATTTTCTACAATCTCTAATGGTTTACATGGTTTTCTATATGAAAACTTGGGTCTACCAAAAACATTGTTTTCAATTAAATTACCCCCCATCCATAATGTTGTTGATGGTATAATTTGTTCTAAAACATTTGACCAATATGGGCTCATCTGATTAACAAAATCAGATGTTGATATTATATCATAAGTTGTATAACCAGATGCTACTAATTGATTTATATAATCCTGATAAACATCCTCTAAAGCAATATAATTCTTCTTATATCTTATTATATTTGAATTAGTTATTTGATTTGAGAAGGTATTTTCTAAATATTGTGCAAAAGTTACACCAGTTTGTGGTGGTAGACTATTTGTGCCAAAAGTTACTTCAAGTTCTCTAGATTTTCTCCAAATATCATAGTTAACAGCATTTGCTGCAGATACGAATACGTTTATGTTTTTTCTATTAAGAATTAAATTTGAAAGAGCTTCGTCTTCTAAGATTTGTCCTTGCTGATTATCAATTTCACTTTTTATTGTGAAACCATAATCTAAGCCAGGTAATGTTCTGTAATTATCAAAAAACTCTTCACCATAAGAATATGGTTTTGCTGTTGTTAATAGCGTTTTAGTTCTTCCGGTTAATACTGAATTTTCAGTATCAAGGACATCGGAAGATCTATGATCTAAGCTAACATTTGCCCAGCCAGACCCCATTTGGAAGAAAACATTTTCTTGATTTGTTGTTGGAGCTTTAGGTAATAATGTTGTTTCGTCGATGGGGTAATCGGTTAGTTGATTATTTGTTGTTAACCCTGTTAAAGAAGAAACGGTATAAGTGTATGTATCACTATTAAATGTTACACTATTACTAACATTAATATTATTTAATGTGTTATTTAGATCATCTAAAGTAGATGGAGGTAACGCACTGGTTACTTTATAAACATATTCGTTTATTTTCACCATTGGATCTGGCGCACCGATAAACTTTAAGAAAAATTCAATACTACTTCTAGTGCCTTTTGATTTATATATAAATGCTAGATTAACTAATAACCTTCTATAGAATTCAAGTTCGGCTTCTACTAAATTTTTACCAATAGCTTGTCCATTGTAAACAGTGGAAGAAGCTTTATATATTTGTTCTTCTAAACTTTTTTGATCAAATAAATTAATGGTATTAAGACCTAGTGTATTTGCTAAGTTTTTAAGAAAAACATCTGGGATATTATCAATTGCGTCATAAGAAACATTTCTCATGTTCGCGATATTGTCAATATAAGATTTTACTTTATCGAAGCTCTGACCATATAATTGAAATATCTTATCAATTTTTTGATCCTCTGTGTCAAATTCAAATAATTGCGGCGCAACAAGAAATCTTGTAACTAAATTGGATTTATAGTTATCAATTTCAGTTGCTAAGTCACTTAAACGTGTTAGATATTCCTCGAACTTAAGACCGGTAATTTGAATGTTGTACCCATCTTTTGATGTTGGCCAGTTAACTAATATGGAAATCAGTTCTGTTTTTGTTTCGTCTAAACTAGTTCTAGGAACCGTAAACCCAGCTTGATATATTGGGTATGTTTCTCGATTTAATAATGTTTGTTCTAAATCGTCTAAACCTAAATAAAATTCTTCAACAACACTGTCATTTGGTCTTAAAATAAAACTATCTGAATATGTTGCACCAGTAAATGGTTTACCATCAACAACAAGTGTTATTTGGTTAAACTGATCTGGCTGTACGTAACTTGTTACAGCATAAGTTTTATCCTCTATTACAATACAATATTTTGTATATGAAGAAAATAAATTTCTTATTTTATTTTCAACTTCAATTAATTGACTTGCTGTTGGTTCTTTTAATACAATATCAAAAGGATTAAAAAATCTACCAACTTGAGTTTTAAATGTGGTTGTATTAGTTGTTGGATTATGTGTTATATTTTCAGCAGTGTAACTGTTAATAGACGCTAAAGCATCTTTGTCAATAAAAATACCGCCGGGAAAATTTTTAGCAATTCTAGCAATAGAGACTCTTATTCTTTCTCTTAATGATCCAAAAAGAGACTTAGATGCATCTCTTTTATTTGTATTAAATCTTACTGGTCTTTTTTTACCATCAGATTGTACAACTGTTGTTGGAACATCTTCCTCAACCTTAAGATTTTCTAATGTAATAAAATCTGAAAATGGCGCAGTTTGGAATTTTTTTGAGTCTTTCTCTGGGACAATCGTATCAAGAGCGAAGTTCGTATTAGTCAATTGACTAGTACCGTCGGTAATTTGTCTACCAACGAGACTATCGTTAAACGTATCAAAACCACTAGCCGCCTGACTCGGAACTTTTCTTTTTGCCATTATTATTCAGTAATATCGTCAAAGTTTAACGTTTGGTCTATATCAGTCCTTCCCTCACGAATCTCATATAATGTCTCATTAAATTCGTCCTTAACTTCGTATAGGTTAAACTGTTTATAAATGTTGTTTGAGCCATCATAGATCGTGTAGATACCTGAAGATACCGCCTTACTTTGATTACCATAAAGAGCAAGTGCAAGCGTAGATGCGTCATGTTCAACCATTTCTACCTCAATCGTAGTTGGATTAAAATAGCTGTTTGTTAGTATAATTTTTTGTAGTGGTTGGCCAATAAATGGGACAGTATTTGGTTTATTAGTAGGTGCAGAAGATGGGGTGACAGTCAAAAACACTAAGTTTGTTGGTGAGTCTGAATATCTATATCTAACTGATTTTTGTGTGGTATTTGTTAAGTTTGTTGTTACTGGCTCACAATAAAATGAAGATGTTACAATTTTATAAAAATTTTGGACTTTTTTATTATCAGTAACACTTATATATTCTACTCTATATCCAACCAAACCCTGTGGGGCGAATTTAGATCTATCCTCTTGTTCAACGTTTCCAAGATCAATTACAATACCCCTAACTGAAGATAATGATGCTAAAACACCACAATCTGTTATTTGTGTTCTTATTTGTTTTGGTCTTACGTGAAGTGTGTATATCCCTAACTCGGAGAATGTGGTACTTTCTAATCTTAATGTATACATACCACCCAAAACCTCCACATTTGGAGCGTTTGTATCATCAGTTGTATTTGCATTGTGATATAATGGTGATAAGATAGCTGCCGAATCCAACTTTGTTAGTGTTGAATCGGTAGTTGCACCTCTGTCCGCAGCATAGTGAAGTAGTATTTCTACATCTTCTGGTGATACATCCGCTGGTCTTATTGTTCCGTAACTTCCTACTGCCATAGCATTTTAATAATAAATATAATTTTATTGTTTTTTCACAACGAAAAATCCATTTCCATATATGTCTAATTCGCCAATATTGTCAATTTCCCCTAATCTTAAATTAAATTCAGATACCCCCATCTTACCTCTTTCAACAAATATGTCAGAATAAACCGATGGATCTGAAACAAACCCCAAAAAATGCTCATTTCTGGTTAACATTTTATTTACCACATACTCTGTAGCAAAATCTGTACTGTTACCTGTTGTAAATCCAGAAGTTCCATTTATAATGTGGTTTGGCACTTTTCCTGTAACATAGGTTACCCCGTCTGAGCAATCATAATAATCTAAGCCATCAACTGTATATTTTGAACAGCTTAAGGTTGTACCAGGTAGTGAAGTTGATGTTACACCCGTATAAGCCGTTTGGCCGTATAATTTTTTTTCTATAATTCTACTTTTACCAACAGCAACAAATGTTAAACTTGTTGACGATAGTGTTTTTGTTGATCCTGAAGCCGCCACACCATAATCTGTGTATGGGAAGGTAAAAGTAAGGGTACCCAAACTAGTTGGATCACCGATAACTAAAGGTAGCTTTATTGTCCTTGATAATGTTTGTACTTTCCAAGGGCTATTCATTGTAATTGAAATTACTTTACTACCTGCAGTTGAATATGTTTTGGTTGCGTTACCTAAAATTGAAATAGAAGAGGCTGTAGAATCTCCCCAATTAATTTGGAAGGTTGCGTCAACGACTCTTTTTAAAGTATTTGTATTGGTTGTGTTATAAACAGTTACGGTGTTTCCAGAAGCTTTATATGTAAAATTACAAAGTTGTTCTACTTGATCGATATCACCATCAAAACCAACCATAACACCTAATTCATCTACTTTTGAATCTAGAAGTATTGGTAATTCATAATCTGGATATGCAGCTGATTTATTTTTTCCAATGTTAACCCAAGATGTTCCATTCCATCTATAATAATAACCTTTGTCTGTCCACGTTAACGCTTCTGGTTGCTCAACCCAAAACGATGTTTGTGTTGACGGTATTTTATTTAAATTTGAAACAACTAATGATTTATATATTTTACCATTATAATAAATGGTATCTCCAGAGGTGTAAGTGATATCGCTATACCATTTAACATCCATGACTGTTGTTCCACTAGTTGGTACAGTTGTTGCTGACCATGGAACTAACTGTAGGTTATTATCATACCAATACTGCCCAGCGTTATATAAAACAACCGATAATATATTTTTTTGCAATATTTCGTACTTATATTTTCTCATTTTTATAATTTAGCCGCAGTACCACTGCCAAAATCACAATCACTTGTAATTCCTCTAGTTATTTTATAG